GATTGAATCACGGATTTCCATAAGAATATTATTCGATTCAACAAGGATGGAACCCATGTCGGTGAAGACTTGTTGAATTTGACCAAAGCCGTCCGTGAACATACGGGCGTTATCCATTCGCGCCTTACGCTCATCGCTCATGTTCTCGCTTTTCTTGGCGTTGTCTTCCATTATTTCGCGAGTTTTTTCAGTATTGTCCGCTGTTCTCTGTTGGTTGTTCAGAAAATTAGCGGGGATGCTTCCACCTTCACTGCTTTGTGTCATTTCTTTACCTTATTGAATCGACATGATAGTAATGGCTACCTAGCACGATTCTTTATCTTACGACGTTCTTCATCTTCTCTTTTCAAGCGTTCTTTGAGCATGTCCACGAAAATCTCGTATTCAAACATCCTTAAACTTTCAATGTAATAAGGATTCCACCCAAAGCTATCCATCAATACAAAGTTGAGTCGGTACATCGACATCAACTCTTCACTTGAAAAGAATATTAAAAAAAACTGCTTAAATCACTTAGCTCAATTTTATTTTCGTGATTACACTCTTCGTTATCACATGTGAAAATAACGTCAAGTACAGTCTTAGGCATCATATTAAAGAATTCTGAAAACTTCTTGAGAGAATCTTCACTCAATTGGCCAACGAACTCCATTAGTTCTTCTAGGGAACATTCAGCCGCATCGATAACATCATTCTCATCGTAGATGCTTTCGATACATCTTGCACACACTTCGAATAGTGCGTCATAGTATTCTTCTGTTTTATTATCGGCTTTAGTCAAAGCTTCGATTAAGTGACTGGTGTCAGAACTCGGTGACTTTAACTTTATGTAGCAACTGCCATTATCGATAACGCTGTTCTCTTTAACCCAATCTAGGTTCTTAACGTAAACCTTAGAAAGGTCAACTGTCACATCATTGATGTGGTCACACTTCTGACAGCGCATACCGAAATGTTTCGATTCACCAGACGCTTTACGTTGAATGTGTAAAAGCAACCAAGTGATGTCATACAACGGTAATGTACGAAGGTTCACCGATTCAGTGATACATTTCTCTAAAGTGGCGTATAACGTTTCCATACCCGAATCGGCATTTTCGTTATTGGCCAACGCTAGTTCCATGGTTTCTTTTAATACCATAGCACGATAATTAATCGGTTGCTCGGTACTCGGAATAACCGTACTGTATAAAGCGTGTTTGTTAAATTTAGCTAGTTTACTCATAATTTATCCCATATTATTAAAATTTGAATTTGTTTTTAAACGATTCCAGTTTAGACAAGTTGCTGTCAATGGCACCAATCATCTGCGTTGCTTCTCGAATTGTATCGACGATATTTCTATCTTCATCGACATCAGGCAACAATGCAGGGTTTGGAATATCTTGGTTATCACCACCATAACGCCTTACTGAAAAAGATACAGTGAGTGTATTTATAGAGTCATTCGTTTCATTAGAATAATCTGACACCGCCAGACTTATCGGGTAACAATCTTCCATGATATACACGTAGTTGTGGTTGTTCGCCGTGTCCAATGGATACACGCGAATTTCTGGTGAAATGTAATCGTCGTAATAGCCCACGGTGCCAGAATTATAACTATGCACCTTATTCATCCAGTGGTTGAAGATGGCGAATTCTGAGTGGTCATTTTGCACAAGGAACGACAAAGATAACTGGTCGGTTTCAACGTGTGTGGCCACATTGTATGGCGTACCAAACGCTTGCCCCTGTGTGACATTCACGGTCTTAGTAGGAATAGTCACATTACCGCACATCAAACCAATCTTTTGTGAATATGTTCTCTCATCACTAATCTTGGCTGCTATTGCAGGCGGGAAAGTCACAACCACGGCAAAGCGGTTTGAACGTTGTAAACCATTGGCGAGGATGGCGGATTTAAAATCGGAATGTGTACCCGCACCATTGTCCGCCGATTGTAACTTACCTGCGATTTCCTGCAACTGGTCTGAACCGACACCTTTATAGCTACTAAGGTAATCAGAAGCCTTACCGCTTTTGAAAAACTTAGTACCCGCTCTAATGAAATCAGACATTACCTACTCCTCTTCGATTTACGATAATCAGATGAAACTTTATGGTGTGTTGCTTTACGCCAACGTACAGGCAAGTTCGCAACAATTTCCCAATCACTTTGTGGGATACTCACCACGCGAGATTTCAAATGACTGTACAAATATCTTTTAAACAAGAATTGGTAATTTGGCTGACGGTACATGGTCGCAATTGTACCCATACCCTTTTTCTTACTGCGACGATTTCCGCTGATAAGCTGTAGAAGCTTCAGGCGTTCTTTCTTGGGCATGTACGAGATGTTGAACCCAAGGAAACCCGCCGACTTACCCGAATACTTTTTCAGCAAGATAACTTGCGGCGTTTCATCGAAGTACGGTAATGTGGATTCCGTTTTAGGTTCAGGGTAATAGAAAGAAATCATTTCACCGATGAACATGTTACTAACCCTCTTCGCTTTGAAGTTGGGGTTACGGATAACCTGCATACGGTTTTTGTCTTTCTTTAGACTTTTCCTAAGTTCAACGCTATCTTTAGCTTCATTCAATGTTTCGGCATTCGGGATAATCAAATTACCTTCACTGTCGAACTCATTATTAATCAATGCATTAGCTAAATTATAGAACCATTGGTCAGAGCTATTTGCCATTTTCTTACCATAATTGTTTATTATTATCCCTATTTATGGCAGAAATAAAAAAAAGGCCGCTAAAAAGCGGCCAAAAGTCTAGGATTCGACAGGAGGAGGAAGCGCCTAGACACGCTTTTTTGTTCTTTATACGGTTTTACCCGCACGATACCGTAGGACGGTTTGTATGGCCTTACCATACTTTTCTTCCCTTTCAGCAAGGGCTTTACCCTCAGTGGTGCGTTTATCAGCCGAATTGGCATTATAGAACGCCTCACCCATTTGGGCATCAGTAACAACCGCACGGTCGTTGTTTCCACCCTCGTTGTTTTCGAGGTACACAACAGCCTTGCTGTCAACGTCGCCTTTGCTGCTATTAAGCAGGGCGATAAGTTGGTTAATCTGGTACTGAGACATATCACTCACAGCGTCAACCAAGCGAGCTTCAACAGCCATACGCTCTTGTTCTTCACGAGCTACCATTTGTGCGATAATATCATTATGTTCCATGCTTGTCTCCTCAGACTTTTTTGTTTCGGGCTAACCACCCCATGCATCTAATATACTAAAGGGTGATTATGATTGCAAGCTTTTTTTTAAACTTTTCCACCCAATTCTAAAATTTCTTTTTCCAGTTTCAAGCGCATCTCTTCAGTTTGTGGTACGCCACGGAAGTTCTTACGATAGAAGAAAGTCAACAATTGTAAACGTGTCGGCTCTTGGTCTTCTCTTTGTACATCCAACCCGCTCACTGGGATGGTGTATTGTTTAAGACGACGCTGTTCCACTTCGTCCATTTCACTGTAATAAATTTCCTTACCGTCTTCATCGACGTATGGCACTTTATCTTGAAAGAAACCGATTACGGTAGTCAGTCGCTGTTTACCATCAACCACTTCACAATATGGCTCACGATTACGATATATCACAGACACGTCACCGATTGGGTATTCTTCGACGATAGACTTAACCAGTTCACGTTGGTTATCGTCACCCCACACGAAATCGCGTTGGTAATCGGCATCCATGAAAAGTTCGTCCTCTGCATTCAGAGATATGAATTCTCTTACAGGAACGGCTTTGGGTGATTTGAATATGTTTTTAAGCACTTACTTTAAGCTCCATCACTGATACATCAGAAACGCCATCGCGATTAATAAACTCACCTATAGCTTGAACACGAGCCATTGCGGAATCAATCGCCAACACTGGGAATTCTTCAACAACATATTCGCCGTTAAGAAACATACCAACACGAGCTTCAAAAATGTTTTCCATCTCTTCAAAGACTGGAAACTCTTCGCCCATTGGTAAATGCTTTTGACGAACATTACCGTTTGGTGAAACAACACGATAACTAACATCGAAACGGTAACGAAGGTTCTTATCAAGGAAACCTTTTTTCTCGTTAAGTAAAATCATAAAGTTGTGGTCATCTGAAACGATTGGGTTATAACCATCAATTGCCATTTCAACTTGTTCTAAAATATTTTGCATCATGTGTCTCCTCAGACTTTTTTGGAACAGGGTAACTACCCCATGCATCTAATATCTCATACTAAGATATAAAATGCAAGAACTTTTTACCGCTATTAACGGTTGGTGTGAGTCTTAGACTCCACCAAGGTGAACTTCCCGTTAGGGCTAAGAACGTATTCCTTGATGTAGAAACCACTGGCGAACGAACGGCCACTAGCATAAGTGTTGTCAGTGTACCAGTCTTGCACGATGCTGATACGGTCGAAACCGTACTGCTTAGCCATCTCTTGCTTCATTTTCTGAGTGAAACGGAAACCCACGATTTCCAAACTATGGTCGCCACCATTCACGTTGACTTTCTCACCGAACTTAGAGCCTTCTACGTCTTTGTAGAAAAGAGCCATTGCGTTACCTGAATTTACTCTAGCCATTGTGTGTCTCCTCAGACTTTAGTGGTTTGGCTTATCCTCCCCACACATTTAATATACTAAAATTCGTTTATTAGTACAAGTTTTTTTCAATTATTTTACGACCATTTGGTCTTCGCCGTAAAAGTTTAATGAAATGCTTGTTGCATTATGAACACGAGCCATTTCCTCGAACAATGCACGGTTATTAGCAACCTCTTCATCGCTTAGTGATGATTGAAGGTCAACACTAACCCACATGTAATCATCACCGATACGGTAAAATTCTTCATCACGTAATTCGCGGTCGATGAATGACATCTTTTGGTAAAAACGACTTGCGTCTTTGATGTTGTCGAAGTCAGCTTGTAAAACGATTTGATTGTCCATGCTTTGTCTCCTCAGACTTTGATGATTTGGGTTTCCCTCAACCCATGAACACATAATACTAAATGTTGTGGGGGATTACAACCCCCTTTTGTAACTTTTTATTTGTTACCGCTCTTCATTTCTTCTGGAAGAACACCGCCATTGGCGTTTGCAGCAACTGCTAATTCGTAAACGTGTGCCCAGTCTCTGACGTAGTAGTCGTCGTATAAAGATTTAGCAACTTCAACGCCTTGTTCAGAAAGAATAACTTTTCCTACAAGATAACCGTGAACACCTTGAGCGTAAGAAATCATACCTTTGATTTCTAAAGCTTCAATGATACGCATTCTACGCTCATCAAGAGAGAAGTCACCCAAGTCTACTTCGTTGAATAAATCATCGGCTTTCGCGTGGAAGAAATTGTAACGTGCTTCATCAAGGATGCTTGCTAATACTTCTTTTTGGCGTTTTGATAATTTCATGCTTTGTCTCCTCAGACGTTTTTTAATGTGTTCTCTCAACCAACAAATACATAATAGCAAAGGTAATTTTGAATTGCAAGCATAAATAGAAGAAATATTATAAAAAAGGTGAAATAAATTATGGCAACTAGAGAAGATAAAGAGCGCGATAAGAGTATGCCTGATTTCAGTCAGTGCCATACCCCAGAATTACATGTACTTTGTGTAGAGTGTCCGCATACGGGAACAAAGAATAAGCCCCAGTGGTTGAAGCCAGAAGAAGTGGCCGAACACATGAAGTCATGGCACGGTAAGATAGTCAATAGCCAAGACCAAATTGCATCTTGGCAGATGACGGGTGTATATGTAGAGAAGTGGATTTAATCTATAAAATTACTTCGGTCATTTTTATTAAGGTATTTCAAGAAATATTCAGAATGTATATCATCATGTAAGTCAGACCAAGCAAGCGCATCTATTTTTATACCAAGGGCTTTTGCAATTTGCCATCCATATTGCATAGCCCACGATTCTCGAACCATATGACTAGCGTCTGGTACGGTGTCGTGATATAAAACATAGGAATGATAATGCCCTGCTTCATGCAAAAGAACCATAAGGGCTTTTTCTGCATTGGGTTCGTTCAACTCTATTATTTTCTTCGAGTAATAGCACGTACCAGATACATTAGAGTCAAATTTAATTTCAACTTTTACACCGTATGTGTTAAATAACCATTTTTTTATTAATTCTATATGGTCGGATTCAGTCATTGTCTATTTCGCTATGATAAACATTCAGTGGGTTTTAACCAATAATTTCAAATCCCTCGTCGGCACTACGGCGATGGATATATCTATCATCAAGTGTGAATGGGCTAATTGAAACTAAAGTGGTAAGTGAGAATAAGTCACCGTCGAACTTTTCCAAATGGTTAATATACCAATTGATGGCATCCCAGTTATCGAAGTTGTCTTTTTGCTCTTGAGTTAATCCCAAGCCTTCCAATTGTTCAACTTCGCTTATACGCTTTCTGATATATTTCTGGATAATAAACTTTTCAACGCTGTCGAATGAAACCACAACACGGGCTGTCATACAATTTCGCTCTTCGTCTTCGTATACCTCTTCACCATCGACGGCACCGTAGATGAACATGTCACCTTCGTAATCACCATCATGTATAAAAGAAACATCGTCCATTCGTGTTGTATGCATATTATCTAGGCTCCTCAAAATCGTTGACGAAATCAAGGTAACGACCGTTACAAGTGATTTCACTTTCTAGGTTATTCAAACTGCGTTGTAAAAGCGTCACAGCATCTGGGTAACGAAACACCACGCTCATTTCACCGTCGTCGTCTTGGTTGACGATATAACAGCGGCTATATAGATTAGCCTCTTCTTCTGTCATGTATTCAGTGAAGATGACAAACTCATATTCATCACCGCGCTTTTCCAAAACATCAATCATGTCGTCCATGGTGTAGGGTTTACGAAAGCCGATGATGCCTTTTTTCTTATGCGCAAACGATTCGTTGAATGTTCTTTCCATCACTCGATTCATCAAAGCACGGGCATCATCTAAAACCTTCTCATACTCTTTAATTGCACTGGCCACTCGACCACTTGAAACTTTTTCACTTTTCATTAATGGATTATCCTTTATATTTTGGTTCTTCAAAGCAATAGCCTTCGGCATCGCATAACATGTATACGCCATTTATATTAAGACGGGTGTACGTCACTTTCTCACCAACATTATCTGGTATTGGTGTTGGTTCTTCTTGGTTGGCTATATCACGCATGTTGATTTCTTTTGGCTTATCACTAGGCCAATCAAGTTCGCCCTTTTGCATTCGAATTAATTGAGCCTCACAAATCCCTTGGTTTTGAATCAAGAAATCATAAACCCTTTTGCAACTGAAATCCGCAAGTGCAATTAAAAGTACCACGGCAAATACCAAACCAATGATGATTTCAATAATGACATTACCTTTTTGTCTTTTCATTAACACTTCCCTTCCATTCGGTCAATGTATCTTTCCAAATGGCTTTTCTTAGGTTCTTTTTCCCTAATATGAGCATACGGAAGTACGCAAAGAGTTACGAAGAATATTAGGGGGCCTGCGAATAGCATGAGAAAATATCTAGTGCCCATAAAAAACCTATAATCCATGTGCCAATCATCGTTTCTTTTTTCTTCTGGGATTGCATTATAAGCTTTGATTGCATATAAGAAGCTGAAATAACCTAGACAGTACCAAATTAACCAACCAACGGCAATACAGAATAAGGCGTATAACATCATCATAATATAGACTCCATTATTTATCTTTCATTAACCGAAAGGCAATTCATGTTCTCATCGCACAGATAAGGCTTACCATCGAAACGAACATGGGTCATCACAACCTTCGTACCATTCTTAGGTTTTTGTGTCTCACCATTATTAGGTTCTTGTGCTAATTTCTGAGCTTCTTCGATTACTTCTTGTTGCACAGGCGCAGGCGGGTTCAAGATATGGTCGGGTGTATTCTCAGGCCATAACCTGCTTCCATCTTCCATAGATTTATGGATTTTCATGCACGATGAATTACCTTTTTTGATTTGAGCCGTCAGAAAATCATAGTCTGAACGACATTGGTGGTCAATGTACGCGGGGATTGCCGTCGCCGTCAAAATACCTATGATGGCAACAATAATCATTAGTTCAATCAGGGTGAACCCTTTCTGGAAAATATTCATCTTACATCTCCTCTGTTGGAATTGTGAGTTGTATCAGACCACCGTCTGATAAGTTTTTATACTGTTCTGGGTAATCGTCTGGATAGGGAATATCACCAGTTTCCATCTGATACTTTTCATACAGACATTCACCACCGTCGGTCATTTTCTTCAAATGCTCATAATCAGTTTTGCAGGTTTCAATGGAATATATACCATACCCGACTACACAACACACAAGTGCTATTAAAAATACAAGAAGCCAATCAACAGCATCCATGTTCTTTATGAAGTGAATCACGTCTTTCATTTACTTCCCCTTGAAATTATTCATGCATTCTTTGATGTCAACATCGACACCCATTTCAATCAACACATTCAGGTCATCGTAAAGAAAGCCAGAAACCATTTTCTGTGTGTAGCATGTCACTGACGCTACCGCCTCTTTCATTTCCTGAAATTGATTCATACGAGACTTAGCCTCAGTTTCCAATTCCTTTAAGGCTTTGGCCAAAGCTTTGTATTCATCGACAATGATTGGAACGATGATTTCATTACAGCCAAGTAGTTGTGAAATAAGGATGGGTTTAGCCGCAGAGTAAACAGCGTGTTGTCTATCCCAAAGGTCAGGCACGGGTTTGTCTTTGGTGCCACTGAAATTATACGCCTTTTCGATGGCATCATAACGTTTTGGTTTGACATTACCCGCCACCGCATTCGGTAGAAACGGCGACATGGCTTCCATCATTTCTTCTAAGGTGGCGGAACTTTTATACTCAGGCATTTTCGCTACCATTATTGTGTTCATCGTCTTTGATTTTACCCATTGCCAAGATGCCATTCATCATATTGGCAGTGGCTTCTTGTGAACGCTCGAATGCGAGATGTGCTTGACGACGGTCATGGTCTTTGACGTATTCAAGACATTCGTTGATACGGTCAATGCTTTTTAATGCGCCATTCGATGATTCCATACCAAGTACATTCATGGCATTGGCCAACATAGTTAAATGAAACAATTCAGTACGGGCTGAATCAACTGCTTCATCTAAAGATTGGATTTCGTCTTGGGTATTTTCTTCGTCGTCATACATATTCATTCTCCTCAATGTTTTATTTCTTTATACACGGTGATGTCTTGAATATCATCGTTTGCGTGAAACGGTTTCAAGCCATTAAATTCATGTGTGATGAATGTTACCATATCGTTTGTGTCGATTTCAATACCACGAATGTAAAATTTATCAAACGGGTAATATTCTACAACATAACCTTTTTTAACAACGTAGCGTTCGATGTCGTCGTCATAGTCTTCTTCGGCGACTGGCTCGAAGTATTCTAAGATGTGGTTACTCATAAGCATTCTCCTTTACGTTAATGAAGTCGCTATTCTTACCGTACTTGGTATCCATGTAAGCTTTGGATGCGGCTTGTTGTTTGTGGTGGCATCTTGAGTGGCGGGTTTGCTTTATCAATGTATCAAGCACGACAAGTTTCTCGCGATTATTCAAATTATTAATCACGTCCATTGCATTATTGACATTTATAAAATCCACGTTACGACCCATATCATCACCTCTATAAAGTTAATATAACCCCGATGGCAGAAACCGCGAGTAAGAGAAGCAGAGATAAACCACCAATGAGAATATGAAGGCTATTATCACCTTCGTTATTTTCTCGACGGGTAATGTTCTTATCCCAACTTTCGTCGCAAAAAACAACACAGTCGCATTCACCACAATTATAATCGTCTTTCATTTAATACCTCTTCTACTACATTAAATTATCATTCACGGTGAGCGTAAATAGAACTCACCTTCACTATCGTTTCTTTTCTTTCATAACCTTGCGCATAATGCTTCGCGATTAAATCATGCGCTTCTTTAGTGGTAAGGTTAGATTCTGTAATTCGAGCCGCCAAGCCATGCACAAGGTCAACGCTTACACGCAAGTGATTGTCAGTTGCGAAATCAAACTTTGATTCGAGTGTGACATAATCTTCAATGGCGTAATTCAAAGCGTCCATTAATAATTCTTGGTCTGGCGTGTTGATGATTGAACGGTAATGCTCATCCATCCATGTGTTACCTTCATATACAAACTGGCGTACTATCTCAGGTCTTTTGAAAAGTTTGCGCACAAAGCCATTAGGTTGATGAACAAGGACATGCATTTGGTCTTTATTGTGTCTAACTATAACAGCTTTCATATTAACGGTTCTCCAAAATTTCTGAAACGTGAAGTGGCGGTATACCATTGAACTTCTCTTTTTTTCTAGCATCAGAAAGCTTACGCTTTTCGGCATAACTCAATTGAGAAAATCCTTGGTTTTCAGGGGCAGTCAATTCCATCAATTCCTCAATCATCAATTCATCGTTAAGGTCTTTGATTGATGTGGAGCCACCCTTGATGATTTTACCAGTGACGATATTATGCCATGTAACTAAGTCTGGTGAAACAAATCGATAGGTTTTGTGTTTCATTCGGAAGATTCTACGGAATAGGCCACGCTCTAGTTTCACCCATAGGTGATGGTCGCCGCTTAAATCAATCATATAGTGAAAGTCGAAATACATGTGAATCCTCCTCAGAATTTTAATACGCGGGTATAGTAGCAATCCAAATACACCTTGTAAAGAAATAAATCAAACTTTTTTTCAATTATAGTTCTTGAGTGGATATTTCATCACCGTCGGCGGTAAGCGTGAGCTTTAATGATTTCTCATAAAGGTTACGTCCATCCATACCACCCGTGTAATGTTCTTCTTCAATGGTTTCCAAGGATAGTGATTCTTTCACCACCGCCACCACCGCATCATGGAAATCTTCACTATCATAAGGCATTGGCATCAATACGGCTTGGGCACGGCGCACTTCAAGTAGTTCATCAAGGATTTCTTGCATACGGTCTGCCGCCTCTTGGCGAACAGCTTGTTTAGACCCACGAAGCTTCTTAATGAATTCTTCATGTTCAAATATTTGTCTGTCTGTAATAGGCATACATACCTCCTAATAATGTGGAACCGAGATTGATGGGTTTACGGTAGAAAGCGTCATCAACAATTCATTGATTTCCTCGTCGTTTAATTCAACTGTCTTGCCGTTCTTAGAGATAGTCAGACTATTCTCAGCATTACCGTCACCGACTGACACCCAACCACCATTGGTTTGTTCACCGACTGGCTTGATAATAGACATCAACGTGATTGTTGCTTTTTCATCGCTCATAAAAAAATACCCCATATAAAAAATTTCCGACATTGTAAACCGCTATAAATAAGATTGTCAAGAGACAAACTATAAATTTAATGGAGCAATGTGAAATGTTAAATGACAACCTAAAACCACTAAACGCAAACCTAATCATCTGCCCTGTATTCAAGGAGCAAGAAACCGATTGGGGATTTCAAACATCAACTAAGAAAGAAGTTGAATCATCATTTGCTACGGTCATCTCTGTCGGTGCCGATTGTAAACATGTCAAAGAAGGTGACACCATCATCTATCGTATCCCAGACGGTGCCAAGTTGACCAAATGGAATACAGAAACAGGTAAAGCTGAAGATGTACGCGGTCTTATCGACGAGCTATTGGTTATCGCCATCGTAGAAGAATAAAACCAGATGTCGTATAAAGGAACCATAGACCCGCGCTTGGTCAACAATCCAGAAAAATACATAGGCGACGTGAATAACATAAAGTACGATTCTTTATGGGAACGCTCGCTTATTATTTGGCTGTCGGATAACGAAGAGTGTGTGAAATGGGGTCGTGAATTACATGTGATAAAATACATGCGACCATCTAATATATCGACAAGGCCAAACCAAGTGGCTCGCTACTACATCGATTTTTATGCTGAATTCAAAAGCGGTGATAGAGTGATGATTGAAGTGAAGCCACACCATGAAACGATTATGCCCGTCTTAGGCGAAGGGAAACGCATGTCTAAGAGCTTTAGACAAAAGCTAGACACTTACCACATCAATCAGGCTAAATGGGCACAGGCTAAGCGTGTGGGCGATGCACACGGCCTTAGATTCGCTGTCTGGACTGAGAAGACCTTAGACCAGATTGGCTGTCGTATGGTTAAGTCTGTTCGCGATGATTTACCGCTGAATGATTTGAAGCAGTTATCAGAAGAGAATAGGCGTTGGCGTAAAAAGCCGTCATCGGCCACAGCCCCAAAAAGAAAAAGGCCGACTCGTAAGAGGCGACCTTCATCAGCTAGACGTAAGAAGCGGTAGGTTATAGGCTCATAGCCGCCGCTGAACCACCGATGCCCATGGCATTAAGAATGTTCACCAATTCCATCATACCGTAAGCAACGCCGCCACCAACTAAAGCAACACCCACTACCCAAACGATACCTTTCACTGCTTTAACTAATACCTTCTTAATCATCTTTGTTCTCCTCAGAACCTTATTTATCTAATAGATTATCAATTTCGTTCATAATGTCGGCTCGGCTTTCACCACGCGGTGACATACCATATTTAGGCGCAGCTATTGAACGCCAATGACCCCATTTACCAGATGGTGTAGAATCTGATTTGTATATAAGGATGCCACTGTATCTGTATCTTCCCTTTTCTATTTTTTCTAATTTATGAGCCATTTGTTTTATCCTCAGAACTTTATTTACTTTATGTGATTATAATGACATAACCTATAGATAATTGCAAGCATTTAATTCACTTTTTTACAGGCATAAAAAAAGGCTACCGAAGTAGCCCTTTTATTCGTATCAGATTTCCTGAACAAACACCGATTAGATGTTTGTCACTCTAAAAATTCTGTAATAGACATTAGTGTGGTCTGCAACCAAGCCAGTTTGCTGAACGTCAGCACCTGCGAATGGGTTAGAAACCATGCCGTAACGAGTTTTGATACCAACTTTAGGTTGGAACGTGTTCTCAGCAGTTGCACGAAGCGTTTGCATTGGAACGTATGGGCAGTAGAAAACACCGCTATCCATTTCAGTTGAACCTTTGTAACCAACAGTTACATAGTCAGAACCAGTTGCGAACGGGTCGATGTAAACTTTGAAACGACCGTTAAGGATACCTGCGTAAGTACCTTGAGTAACGTCAACGTTCAAGTTGTCTTGTAACGCGCTTTGGTAGTCAAGAAGACCTGCCATAGTTAAAGCAGAAGCAACGTTTGCAGAACAGATAACGATGTTACCTTTACCACGACGAGTTTCGAAAGCGATTTGGTTAGCTTCTTTCTCAATCTGCATCATTAAGCCTTTGATACGCTCAACAGACCAACGACCTTGACCGTCAGCGATTGCGTCAAATTGACCGTTGTTAGTAAGACCTTGTGCGCCCCACTTAGCTTGAGTATTCACAGTGTGAACAACTTCACGGTTAATTTCAGCTAGGATTTCAGTAGAAAGGATGTTTGAAAGCTCAGCTTCTGCGTCTAAACCGTGAACAGCACGTAAGTCTTGAACTAATTCAAGAGTGTATTCAGATTTAAGGGCACGAGTTTTCGCAACAACGCTTGTTTTCTCGATAGAGAAAGACATTTCACGGAAGTTATCACCTTCACCTTGAGCAGTTGTAAGACCTTCGTCTGCAACACCGCCTGCGCCACCGTTACCTTGTGCAGGGTAGCCAGTTGCAAGGTTAGAATCCAATACAGCACCCGCACCAAATGGGTCAGACACGATAGGGTCAGCCGCTAAGTCGTTAGTAGTATCACGACCTTGGTGAGTAGCAGGAGCAGGGTCAGGGTTAGTACCGTCTAAAGACGCTACAGGTTGACCAGATTGGTTGTAGTTAGCTTCGTTGAAAAGTGCTTCAGCGTTAGAAGTCGCTTGACCGTCGTAACGAGATTTCAATGCGAAGATTAGACCAGTTGGGCCAGTCATTGCTTGAACACCACAGATGTCAAAAGCCATCATTTGTGGAACAGAACGACGTACCATGCTGATAAGAACTGGGTCGTAACCCGCTTTACCGCTTGCGTTTGTAGAGTCGTTGTTGAACTCGCCGCCAGATGAAGTGCTTTCTTGAAGTTGCGCGTCTTGACGAACAGCAGCTTCTGTGTTCTCAAGAACTTGAGCAGTTACAGCAGCACGGGTACGGTTTTTGATAGAAGGCATATCGCTATGCTCAAGCACAGGTGCCCATTTCTCTACCAGAATTTGACCATTTTTATCCATTTTAATTACCTCTAGTAAGTAATGATTGTTATTGTTGTTTTATTAAATAATTAACAAGTTGTTATTATTTATTAAAATAAGAACTCAGTAATGAGTTCTTATTTTTTTGAACCCAAGAAATCAGCGTAAATGCTCACACTAGTATCTGGCTTGTCATAATCTTCAGTTATAACATTGCTTTCATCCAAGTTTACTGGCTTAGATGGTGCAACACTTTCGCTAAAGAAAACGTTTTTGATAGAAGCAAGCTTCTCTTCAAAATCTTGTGTATCAGTAGCAGTGATGCTTTCAGCAAGTTGTTCTAACTTAACTTTTTGTGACTCGTATAAATCAGAACCAACGCTTTCAATGATAGAAGCTTTCTTAACTTTAAGTGTTTCAAGTTTAGCTTCTTCAAGTTCAGCCATAAGGTCTAACTTGTCTTGTTTAAGTACAGAAACTGTTGTACCTAAGCTTTCACAAAGGTCAGCTTTCTCTTCAGGTACTTCGAAGTGGTTTTCTAAGAACAAGTTCTTTAAACCTTCCATGAAGTTTTCAGAGATTTCTGTACGAAGAGCGGCTTCAGCAACTAGCTTGTTCTCTTCCATCCACTCGCTAACAACGTGGTCGCAGTAGCTGTCGATTTTAGATTCTAGTTCTTCAGCGAAAGCTTGCATTTCAGCTTCTTTTTCCGCTTCAAGTTGTTCGCGGATAGTTGAAACTTTCATGTCAACAGCAGATTCGAAAACTTTTTGAGCTTCAGCACGTACTGATTCAGAAACTTCTTCTTTTTCTTCTTCTTCTTTATCAGATTCAGATTTCTCAGTAGAACCTTCTTTCTCGGTAGCACCGTCTTTGTCTTCGTCTTCTTCTGCGACTTCAGGCTTTTCGTCCTTCTTGTCTTCAGTTTCTTTTACATCTTCTTTACCTTCTTGCATTTGTGCTAGAAGCTCATCGATAGATGGCTGAGTGTTTTCAGCGATTTCTGTTTTATCCATGTCGGATTCTCCTAAATAAAAAAATTGCAATTTTTTTGTTTATGTTAAGGTTATTTATTAAAATGCGGCTCATGGCCTAAGCCACACTGCATTCATTTATTTATATGCTTCTAGCGCATACAAAACTTTTACTTAGAAAGCTCTTCCATCAACTTAGTCCAAGCAGCTAATTGAGCTTTTTCAATGTCTTTTTTGCTCGCTGTCTTGATTGTTTGACGTAACTCTTCCGCAGGCGCTTCTGCAATGATGCCGTCACGAATCATGTAATCTACTGATTCATAAATGCCTTCAACCCAAGCTTTTTGAGCAGATGGGTCAGATACTACGTCGATAGCCGCTGTCAACATGAAATCACCTTGTACTTCATTGATGCCAGTAGATGACCTTTTAATAGTACCTACACCGCGTGAACTCACGCCTAGTTTTACGCCGTCATTGATAAGAGCTTCAACAATCTTACCCATTGGTGTGCTAAGAACTTTAGCTTTACCCATGTAGTGATTGCCGTCTTTCCAAAGGTCTGTAGTCATAACCGCTGCGCGTTCAGGGTCAACTTGAGGTGTTGGCGGGTGGTTTAATTCACCTAACGCACGATTCTCATTGATGTGACTCTTCGTGTAAGCTGCAACAGCTTTGTCTAATACTTTCTCGCTATATACACGGCCATTACGATTTTGTTCGTTGAACATCATGAATGGGCCAGTTATGTATAGGCTTTTCTTACCATTAGCAGACTCAGAAAGTGTTTCGAAATTTACACTTTGGATGTCAATGCCTTCTGAAATTAACTTCATTTCGTAATACCTTTTGTTGTATATTTAATTCCAATTTCTTATTATTTATTAAAAAAAATATTAGGGCGTTTTTGGTGCCTCTGTACGCCCCATTTTTAGGCAATATTACGGGTCAATGAATTCTTTGGTGTTATGATTATCGACAGTTGTATATGTCAATTGGTCTACCAAATAGTCTTGAATCGTGTAACTAGGTGCTGCAAACATACCCAACCAAGAGTGTACAGTTGTACCCAAATCAATCTCTTCAATACTATCCCTAAAGTCATCTGTACCAAGGTCTAAGAACGATTGGCGTTCATTCGCATATTCAGCCCAGAAAGGACTAACCAACGCTGAAATTTCATCGGTATTTAACTCAGGTGCATTAGCTTGGATAATACCTACCAGTGCGCCTTTGATTGATGAAAGTATTGCCAAGCGAGCTTTTTCCCTTTCTGCGATAATCGTTTCTAAGTCAGTGGGATTATTTATATCGTATTTTTTGTCCTTGATATAAATGTCTGGCGACTCTTCACCATCTAAGTTGATATAATTTAGAACTTCAGCACGACGACACATCAATGGTGAACCATCAAAGTTTTTGAATAGGTAATAAATCTTCGCCATCAAATTATCAGGATTAGTTGCATCCCCATAAAAGTATTCGGCAATGATAGGACGACCGTCGGCACCCTTTTGAACAACTTTATTTAAAGTCTTAGGTGGTTGTAGATGACGTTTGAAATCGATAAGGTTGATTGGTAAATTATCGTAATTCTCATCAACCATTGTATAAATTCGGTAGTTCTCTACATTTCTAATATCAGCTAAATCTACCATTATTAAATTCTCCTTGTTACAGAACTAGTAACTTCAAACATAGAAGCAACAGTTCCCCATGTGAAAGATTTCAGGTCTATTCTTAGCGTGTGACTACCCGCGCTTAAATTCATAACCCTACCGTAAGATATTGGGTATCTTTGGTTGGTTCCTGAATTCACATTACCCGAACCCGTGATGTTTGGTATACTCACACCACTGCCGCCACTATCTTTAGTCTCGATTATCCATGGTGGTAAAATCTCAGAATCATCCATCAACATGCGAATGCCCATATCGTTACTCGTGGTGTTGTTAGCATATTGACCATGGAATTCCACGTAATAGTTTCCAGTGACTGGAACGGTGAATGTGTGTTCTAGGACAGTGCCGTATATAGTGGTTGAATTACCACCGTCGAATGGGCCTGCGTGGGAATTATACAAATCGTCATATGTCATCTCAGGTTGTAAAACTGGATTACCCTTAGTATATGCAATGATGTTGTAAATATCTTCAATCGTGATACCTGCCGAATCCAAGTCCGCTTGTTTAATGAACTTGTTGTCACTAGTGGCATCATCGAATGTATCTGTATCCACTGGTTCAGGCGCAGGCGCAGGCGGTAAATCACCAACCATAAAGGTAGCTAAGAAATTGGTTATCAATTCCGTTAGCTGTGTTGTTTCGGCACCATCAATTGTTCTATCCAATATGCAATTGATAACGTCGATGTCTTGACGATAGTTGACACCTGTTACAAATTCCAACCCCGCTTCTTCTTCGATTTTGCAAAACAATGTAACAGGTAACGTATCACCTAAACTTGGATAGCTTGAACTATCATAATTGTAAATATTAATACTCATTTAATTTACTTCTTATTGTTATTATCCAATTCTTCTAACAGTGAATATCCCCGAATTAGATTTAATGGTTAGACCATTCACTGAAGCGTACACCTCGGCACTAATCACTTCATTGGCCGATAAATTCACTTTGTAATCATCAATTGAAAACGACGTATCTTGACTCGCACCAAAGGCTACGAATTCAGATGTTGACTTAACCAACGTCGTATCAACATACAAATCAATGGTGGCATAAGTAGCAACCGCAGTTGTCTGGTAACAATCAATGGTGTAAGTTACCGTGTATATGCCATCTTCTAATACCGTGACTTCACCAGTCGTTGTATTTAGTGAGAA